AGTTAGAGGCCGAGGCAGGAGAGTTGTCCGACACCATTGGCGATGTTAGCCAAAGGGTCAAAAACCTTGGCTCGGACACCAAAAACATTGAGGCGTTCACTCAAGCGGTTCAAGGTGTTGCTGCTGGCTTTCAAATCGCTCAAGGTGCTGCTGCTTTGTTTGGTGAGGAAAACGAGGAAATCCAAAAGGCTATGTTGCAGGTCAATGCGACCATGGCTATTGCCAACGGAATCCAGCAGGTAACGGTCCTCCTTCAAAAGGAATCGGCCATCTCAATGACGGCCAACAGGATTGCAACGGCCCTCTACGATAAGACGCTCAAAGGAACCATTGTAAGCCTTCGCCTCTTTAGGACCGCATTGATTTCAACGGGTATTGGTGCAGCGATTGTTGGTGTTGGACTGCTTGTTGAGAACTGGGAAAAACTCACAAAATCCGTAAAGGATTTCTTGGGCATTGAAACTAAAGACCTGAAAGCCGTATCCGAATTAGCGCAAAGGCAGGTTGAACTTGCAGAGGCAAGAGGCGAAAGCGAGGCAAAGGTTCAGAATCTCTTGATGGCTGCTTATGACGCAAGGATTGCAGCAGCCGAGAAAGAAGAAGAGCGAGCGCAACTGATTCACGAGAAAGAGGTCGCAAGGCTGACTTATCAAACCAAACTGCGAACCGATGCAATAGAAAAGCAGAAGAAAGATGCAGAAGATTTGAGGGCGATGGATTCGGCAGCCAAACAGGAATCCGAGAATTTACGATTGGCTAAGATTGGCAGGATTACCGATGAACTCGAAAGAGAAAAGAAGTTGCGAGATGAAAAACTTGCAATCCATCAGGAAGAGAAAGCCCAAAGAGAGGCAGACCTCAAAAAGAGATTTACGGATGCGGACGAGTTTGCTAAAGCCCACATCCTGCTGACCGAGGAAATGCGACTTAAAGAGCAAGGCATTGCCGAGGATAGTGCAGACAAAATTTCGAAGATTGAACGCAATCGTAGGCAACAGGACTTACAGATGGCATCAAATGCCGTTGGTGCGCTTGGTGATTTGTTGACCGCTGGCTTGGGCAAGTCCGAGAAAGACCAAAGAAAAGCCTTTGAGATTAACAAGAAGGCCAGCATGGGTCAAGCCCTCATTAATACCTTCATGGCCGTAACCGCTGCTCTGACTGCTGGAGGGAACCCGATTAAAATTGCAAAAGGTCGTCAGTTCATTGACGCAGGTATCGCCCTTGCGACAGGCTTGGCGCAGGTCGCCAAAATCAGTAAGACCCAATTCCAAGGGAGTTCGGCAAGTGGAGGCGGTGGTGCGTTGACTGCTGGTGGTGGCGAAGGCGGAGAGGTTGCACCCCCTCCCATCTTCGCTAATCCGCAAATGACCATGCTTGGAACCGATGGTGCTGCAATGGGCCAAGGTCAAGGCTCATCGCCAATGCGAGCCTATGTCGTGGAGAGGGACATCACCCAAAGCACTCGGAGGGTTCGGAGGTTGGAGGAATTTGCAACTCTTGGAGCCTAACCACATTTACCTGCATGGAACTACCCATTTACAGGATGACCGTGGACGAGGTGGACGAGGGAGTGCAGTTTGTAGCGTTGACCGATATGCCAGCCATCGAACGGCCATTCCAAGCCTTCGCAAAGACACCACAACGCTTTAGCGAAACAGGCGAACGCAGGGTGCTGACTGGCCCTCTCATGCTTGCAGACACGCCTATCTTCAGGAAGGACGAAACCTATGGCGAGTACTACGTCGTATTCGACAAGGCCACCATCCGCAAAATCGTGCAGAAGTACTTTAAGCAAGGCAACCAGCATAACGTCAACGCTTACCACAATGCCGAACTGGATGGCGTGTTCATGTTTGAGAGTTACATCACCGACTCCGAGCGTGGCATCATGCCACCCAAAGGCTACGAGGACACTCCCGACGGATCTTGGTTCGGGTCCTTCAAGGTCGAGAATGATGAAGTGTGGGACAACCGCAACCTGTTCCGGGGTTTCTCCGTTGAGGGCCTGTTTGGAATGGACAAGACCGAATCCGAACTGGAGGTCGCACTCGCTGGCCTTGCCGATGAACTTACCGCTTTTTTGCAACAATTAACCCCCACCTACAAATCCCACTAACTATGAACCTGAAAAACGCAATCGAATCCCTGCGAAGTGAACTTCGTAAATTCAGCACACAAAAGCAGTCCTTCGCTGACTACAAGTTGACCGATGGCACGGTTGTCCGTGTTGACGGGGACCTCGTTGCCGGAACTGCCGTTTATGTTGTAGCCGAGGACGGCACACTTCCTGCACCCGATGGCGAGCATGTTGTCGAAGGCGTTGGCACGATCAAGACCGAAGGAGGCAAAATCGTCGAGGTCATCGCTGCCGAAGTGGCAACCCCCGAAATCGAAGCCTTGCCCGTTGCTGCTGAAATCACCCCCGAAGTAGCCGTTGAGGTTACCGAGGAAATCAAAGAAGCCTATCCTGCCATGACCCCCGAAGTTGTCGAGGCCATCGTTGCCAAGCACCTCGGAGCCATCATGGAAGAACTCAAGGCTGCCTATGCCGAGATGGGCAAGATGAAGGAGAAAATGTCCGCATTCGCATCGCAGGTTGAAACCATGGCCGACATCGTCGAGAAGGTTTCCGAACTCCCAGCCGAAGCCCCCAAGGCCAGCGGTTCCGCAATCGTCGAGCAACGCAAGGCTCAAGCCTCGCAGAACTTCAACGCTCTCGCACAAGCACTACAAACCCTTAAATCCAAAAACTAACCCCTAAACCCCCACTAACCATGGCATTTACTTTCACAGGATTAACCTCCTACACCGACCAAGAGAGGCTTCCTCTCATCACCAAGGCCGTATTCTCGGCCCGTTCAGCAGCCCTGTTCACCAAGCAGGTGGGCGTAAAGTTTGCTGCTGCCCTCAACCTCATGGACACCGATGCTTTGATTCAAAGCGGTGATGCTTGCGGTTACACCACTTCAGGAACGACTGCCTTCACCCAGCGCAATATCACCGTTGGTCGTATGAAAGTGCAAGAAACCCTTTGCCCACGTTCTTTGGAACAATACTGGATGCAGACCCAGTTGACCGCTGGCTCTAACTACGAGGGTGTTCCTTTTGAGCAGGCTTTCTCCGAGCAGAAGGCTCTCCGTATTGCCGAGGCGTTGGAAAACGCAATTTGGCAGGGTAACGCTTACTTTTCAGGCGTTAACCAGTTGTTGAACGCTGCTTCGGGTTCCGTTGTGTCAGGTAACACGGCTGCTATCAGCGGTGCGATTACTTCCACCAACGTCATCAGCATCTTCGATACCATCTACACTCGCATCCCACAAGCCATCCTGACCAAGACCGATTTGGTTATGTTCTGCGGTTGGGACACTTTCCGCTTGCTGGTTATGGCGTTCAAAGCCAACACAGGCGTGATGTACAACCAAGTTGACTTGGCTGGACTTGCAGATGGTGAAATCGTTTACCCCGGCACCAACATCAAGGTCATCGCAGTCCCCGGCTTAACTGGAACGAGCCGCATCGTTGCAACTTACCTCGGCAACTTGTTCTACGGAACCGACTTGTTGAGCGATGAGGAGCAGTTCTCGATTTGGTTCAGCCGTGATAACGACGAAGTCCGCTTCCAAGCAGCCTTCAAAGCAGGTGTGCAGTTCGCTTACCCCGACCTCATCGTTGACTGGAAATTGGCCTAATGTGTAGGGGGGAGGGAAACCTCCCCCTGCTTTTTTGTTCTCTTGAAACTTAAAACCCAAATACACATATGTCCTGCTCCTTAACAACTGGCTACGCCCTCGGCTGCCGTGATTCCGTAGGTGGAATCAAAACAATTTATGTCCAATCCTTCAACCCAACGGGGTCCTGCAATGCCAACCTTTCAGGTGCGGTTACAGGCTTCACGGGGTACGCTTCGGGTGGGTTCTTCGAATATGATTTGACCAAGGCCACGTCCTCTTTGACTGAAACCTTGAACGCAAGCATCGAGAACGGCTCAATCTACTACACCCCCGAAGTAACGTTCACCATCAACAAACTGCAAGTCGCAGTCCGCAACGAACTTCGCTTGCTGGTACGCAACCGAGTCATCGTCATCGTCCAAGACAACAACAACCGCTACTGGTTGTTGGGTTCTGCCAACGGCTTGGAGGCAACCGCTGGAACCGCTGGAACTGGTACTGCCTTCGGGGACCGCAGCGGGTACGAGTTGACGCTTACCGGGATGGAACCTGACCCGATGTTCTCAATTGCATCCACAGTCTTTTCACCATCGACTGCGCAGATACTCGGCTCGTAGTATCTTTGGCTTAGGTTTTCATCATCTGAGGTTTGAGAGGGGCAGTCAGCAATGGCTGCCCTTCTTATTTTTACCCCATGAAGATTTGCATTGTCTATAACGCTCATCCAACCGGGTGCAGTTACTACCGACTTGAAATGCCGAACGCATACTTGGGCGACAACTACCCGGAGTTCGATTACGTCTGCGTCGAGAATATCACGACCATCAGCGACGAGGGCTTGAAGTCGATAGACCTGTTCCTGTTCAGCAGGCTTTGGTGTCAGGGAACCATGGAGCAAGTCGAAAATGTTTACAAAGCCCTGACCCAATTCGGGGCCAAAGTCATCCTTGACTTGGACGATTATTGGGTCCTTGAGAGCGGCCACATCATGTACCGCCACTACCACGAAACCAAACTCGCAGAGGTCATCCGTAAGCACATTAAATTGGCTGACTGGGTAACTTGTACCACCGAGCATCTTGCTGCTCGCATACGGCCTCTAAATGCGAATGTGAGCATTCTGCAAAACGAACCCTACGAAGCCTATCAGCAGTTTATTCCGAATCCTGACGAAGAACCTGACAAACACCTCGTCAAGTTCGGTTGGTTCGGAGGTGCGCAGCATGGCGAGGACATGGAACTGCTACGAGAGGGTATGCAGAAGTTACGCTGGGACGCAAATCTTGACGGCAAGTACAGGCTCTACCTCGGAGGTTGGAACGATAACAACCCCGTTTACGAGGGCTACGAGAAAATCATAAGCGACCAAGGCAACAACCCGAACTACGGACGCATTCAGGCTGCTGACATCTATTCTTACGTCGGTGGCTACAACTTCGTGAACGTAACCCTTGCACCTTTGAGGGACACCAAGTTCAACAAACTGAAATCCGAGTTGAAGGTGGTCGAGGCAGGGTGGATGAACAAAGCCATCATCGCAAGCGAAACCATCCCTTACACCGATGTCATCCGACACGGGGAGAACGGCTTTCTCGTGCCTTACAACAAACCCAAGGACTGGTACAAGTACATCAAGCAGTTGATCCTTGACCCCGACCTGCGTAAGGGCTTGGCTGACAACCTCACACGGGACATCAAGAAGCAGTTCAACGTGGCTGAAACCGCCAAGAAGCGGGCCGAACTATACAGGCAGATTGGGCGCAAATTGTGAAATTCGGGGGCATCGCACATTTACAAGCAGATGCTTTACCTGAACCCTGACACGA